ACTCGAGAATTTCATCTCTAACTTTTCCACCCACTTCATAAAATGTAAACATACCTTTGTTTTTTGATGGAACAAAGATAAATAAAAAAAGGTTTGTTTCCAAACCTTTTCTAATTTTTTTTTAACCTAAGATCTTTATTAATTCCAACATCCTAGAAATACCTTCATTTAATTTACTAAATGGTTTTTTCTTCCTTGAAAATTTGGATTCAATCACATCACATTGAGTAATCTGTTTGGCAAACATTCTTGCCAGGTATTTAGTTATTAATTCACTAACATCATAATGTATTTGTTCGTTAATGAAGTTACTTACTCTACCACCACCTGATGATGTCGTTATAAGATTTAATAAGTCAGGTGAAAATGAAACTGTTGATTTCCCACTTTCCTCAAATAATGTATTTCTATCATCCATTACGTCGCCTTCTTCATCTAAAGGTGTTGGAAAACATTCAGAATAAAACTCTCCCTTATCAATTAAAAATCTTTTAGACTCCATATCAATTAGAACTCTAATTGAGAACCCAAAAACTTTACTTCTGATATTATATTCAAACTCTAAATTGTTACCATTATTACGAGGATCGTGCGAAATTGTGTACGATTTTGAAATAATCTCAGCCATAGGGGTTTTCATTATTTTTTCTCGTTGTCTAAAAGTTTCAATGTTTAATCCAATCCACCCTTTATCCTTATATAGTTCATAAGTTTTTCCGACCATTGATCTTTCATTTGAGATTTCACCACCAGTAAAAAGTCTATTGATCCTATCCGTTAGATATGCACCATTAAAAATGGCGTTATTAAGAGTTCTTTTGGTAGTATCTTTCTTAAATCTTCTACCACCTAAGGCTCCTGATGCTTCGTTAAATTCATAATTTTCCATGATAATAAATATATCGTCACATTGAAAATAACACGATTGGGTTATTTGAGTGGATATCTATTTATAGAAAAGTATTTTTGAATTTTAATTTACAAAACTCGATTTCAAATTTTAAGATTTGTTAAGAAACTCAACCTTAGAGTGGTGTGTGTATCCTAGTTATATTCAAGTTTTTAAAATTTATTTTCTTTTCGTTCAACCAAAAACTCAAGCATAGTTCTATATGCAAGTATTGGTAGTAAATCAAGCGGTGCGGAATATTCTTTACCTTCAAATATCACAATTTTTGGTATCCAAGTCAGTTGTCCTTTTTCTATTTCTATCATTTGTATAAATTTTAAAAATCTAAATATAACAAAGAATATGTGTCATTTAAACGAACACATATTCTCAACCGTTAGTAGTAATTTATACTCCAACAAAATCAACTTTTATCAAGTTTTTACTTTTAAGTAATTCTGTCTTAACTCTGTTAGCTTGTAACCAATCATCACAAGGTATAGTTGATTTTGTAATTTTTCCATTTTTATTAGTCATAGTGAATTCGTATAAACTGATACTAACATCGGTGATATTCAATGTCGAGTTTTCACCTAATTTGAAATTTTTGTTTTCTTTATTCATTTTATCTATTATTTTCCATTTTACAACTTTACTTCAAATCTATTTTTCATTACTTCTAACTTATCTTCAGGTACACCATGAGTGTTTACACCACCATGTCTATTCTCAACAATGATTGAATGTACTTGATAGCCATTCTCTTCGGCTAATTTGTAATACACTTCCATCTCCCATTCTTGAGTGAAGGTGTTGGAAACAATTATTGAAGGTATCTCATCAACCATAGCCTTCTGTGTTTGGATCATGCACCAGTTGTGTGCCATTTTTAATTTATCGGCTTCAAATTTATATACGCCATCTTTAATAAAGAACATGTCAGCTTCGTAGTGAGCAGACCATCCAGATGGCTGAATTGCTTTTGCCAATGTTGACTTACCTGAACCTAGTCAAGGAACCCCTCTTAACAGAATCAATATTCTGTTAGAGGGGTTCAAATTAGAATTTATTGAGTTTTCCATATATTTATATTGTGGGGTATTCCCGATGTTGAATACAAAGATAAATAGAATTGAAATAAAAAACAAAATTAAAATGAAAAATTTTACAAGAAAATGTCCTAATTGTGATTTAGAAATTAGTTATTGTACAATATATGCATTAAGAAATGCTGAGAAAAAAAATAGTTTATGTAAAAGTTGTGGCATAAAAAATGCGATGACTGAAGAAAGGAAAAAAATATTGTCTGAAAGGGTTAAAGGTGAAAAAAATCCAATGTATAACAAAAAAGGTGAATTAAACCCGTTTTTTGGTAAAACACATAGTGAAGAGAGTAAAAAAAAAATAATAGAAAAAAGAGACTTCACAAAATATAAAACAAAAGAGTTTAGAGAAAAAATGTCAAAAGTCACATCTGGAAAAAACAATCCGATGTATGGTAGAACTTTTTATGAGATATGGGTTAATAAGTATGGACAAGATATTGCCGATGAGAAACTAAAAGAACACAAAAAAAAATTATCAATCATTTCATCAGGAGAAAACAATCGAATGTTTGGAAAACCTTCACCAAATGGAAGTGGTAATGGTTGGTCAGGTTGGTATAATGGATGGTTTTTTAGAAGTATAAAAGAATTAACCTACATGATTAAAGTTATTGAGAGGTTTGCCCTTAAATGGGAAACTGCTGAAGATAAAAGGTATAAAATAACCTACACCGACTATAAAGGGGTTAAAAGGAATTATTTTCCCGACTTTGTAATAAACGATATATATTTAGTTGAGGTGAAACCAAAAAATTTGTTTAAATCCGAATCTGTTTTAATAAAGAAGGAACATGCCATAAAATTCTGTAAACAAAATGGATTTAAATACAAATTAAGATCAATTGATAACCTCAGTGATGAAGAAATTAGTCAACTTTATTTAACAGGTAAAATAAAATTTACTAACCGATATGATGAAAAATTTAGAAAACGTTTTTTAGATACTTTTGTTTAATGAAAAAAAGTCGGGGTGGTGAATCCCGACTTAACATAAATAATCAAAGGAGTCTTTTCTCGTGATGATCTTTAGGTAATGTTAATTTTTTAATTGGTTGATTTCTCATAAGGTTTAATATCCCATAAATTTCAATAGGATACATTCCATTCCCATCAACACCAACATCCATGGCCTTACCATCAGCAATTCTCAAATTCGGTGGTAAGTGTACGTGTCCGTGTAAGTGAATATTTCCTTCATTCATTCCATCCCAACTCGCAATAGGGTAGTGCATACAAATCAAAGTATGTCTATCTGTTTTGTTACCTGGATGTTTTACTCTAAGGTCAATCATCAAGTAGTCTTGGGTAGAAGAGAATAAAGATTGAACATCACCTTTGTTCCTTCTGATATGGTGATCGTGATTACCATATGTTAAGTGAATGTTTTTACAATTGATCCTGTTTCTAAACTCTTCAATCATTTCAAATCCTCCAAACGACCAATCTCCTAAGTGAATAAGAATGTCATTTTCATCTACGACCTCATTGATGTTATTGACCAATGTATCATTCATATGACTTAATGACTTAAAGTCTCTGGTTAAGTTATCTGCTTGATCCCACTTAGTAGTGGCTCTACAAATGTTTGAGTGAGCATAGTGAGTATCAGACGTGAACCAAAGTCTTTGTCTAACCCCATGTCCGATTTCAATTTTCATATTGTTTTGTTTTAACGACACAAAGGTAATTAAAAGTTTTTATTTTTCCTAATCAAAAAATTAAGAAAAACACAAAACACCCAAAAAAGACATAAACCAACGATCATTAGTTAAAATTATCAAAGTTAATTCTTGATCTATCAATGTGAATACTTCCTAAATCAGAACTAATCAAACCTTCATTTAATTGTAAGAACCCAACGATTAGTTCCCAAACCGTCGTTAATTTTTTGTAAGGATGTGAGATCAATTTACCGTGAATTCCTTTTGTTGAAATTATTTCACAAATTGACGATCCTAATGTTATACTTGGTAATTCGTCACCAATAGGTGTGGATTCAATGGCACTTATAACCTCCATTAAATAATTCCAATCCTCGTGGTATTCCAAACATGATGGAAATTCTGAACATTCATAGGGTGTTAGTATTAACATCTTATCGGCATCAACTTCCCAATGTGACGGGTATAAAGTCATATCAATGATTTCCAAAGGAACTTTTGAATAGATATGACACAACGTCTTTTGATTATTACCCATTCTTGTTAAATCTTCGTAAGTGATATAACGATAGGTATATCCCATAAAATAGGCGATAAGATCATTACCTTCTTTGAAATCAAATGTACTCATACGATATAAATTAAATTAGTTTTTGAATCAATTAGTCTGAATAAGTTTTCAACACTTTCATCATATCCATAAATAACCTTGGAATGTTTTTCCCATTTCTTGAATAATAAATTAGCCATTTTTTTGGCACATTTCATCTGTTCCTTTGTTTCAACAGACATAATTGTTCTTGTTACTTTAACGTAATCTTTTACAAATTTTGAATCCATGTTACAAAAATACAAAAGGAAACTATACTGTCAAACAATTACCGGTATATTTATTAAAAAAAATGTCTATGAAGGACCTTATTAAAAAAGTATTAAAAGAAGATACTAATAAGAAAATGATTTTAACTGAACAAGTTATTATCTCAGAAAATATGAAATACCACTTAAACGAAGGTATTAGATTACAAAATCAAATTTTTAGACCATATTCTGATGAATTTTTTAATTTGATTAACGAAGCAAGAAATCTATATAATGAAGGTAAATTACAACTTGAAGGTTTTGATAAGTGGATCGTTTCTATGGATATTGGAAAAACGGCAATTAACGAAGATGGTGATGTTGTATTTTTGGACGTTCCGTTTTTGGATGAAGATGAAATGATCAATGAAGCGGAATATGCAGGAAAAACCGTAAAATTAAATTACCCGATGAGAGCATCAGGTGGTAAAAAGAAATACTACGTTTATGTTAAAGGTAACTCAGGTCGTGTTAAAAAGATAAGTTTCGGTGATGTTCATGGTGGTTTAACGGCAAAAGTATCAAATCCTGAAGCTAGAAGAAGTTTTGCGGCAAGACATAAATGTAAAGATAAGAAGGATAAAACAAAGGCGGGGTACTGGGCGTGTAGAATTAACCGATATGCTCACCTTTGGGGTGGAAAAACATATGGGGGTTATTGGTAATGAAACCATATGTTGATCAAGAAATTGATGAAAACACCAAAATAAGAACATTCACTTCAGATTCAGATCCCGATGAATTTCAATGGCATAGAGATAAAGAAGATCGTGAAGTAACAATACTTGACATAACAGGTGATTGGAAATTTCAAATGGATAACTCATTACCTATTACATTAAAAAAAGGGGATGTGTTGAACATCCCCAATCATATATTTCACAGATTGATATTAGATGGATCTTTCCTCAACAGGAGCTTCTTGGTCTGTAGGATACGAAATAGAACCAGCAGCAATTAAACTTCCGGGGTAACTTCCGGGGTCTTGAATAGTTAAATAACCCCTCAGAGGTTCCTGTCGTCCTGCTATATCCATCACCTCATTAGTAAGGTCGTAATCGGTATAAGACTTTTTTAATTCTACATGACGACCTGATAATTTTTCTTTTTGGTCTTCAGTTAATAAAACAAAATTAACTTCACCTTTATTTATAATTTCTTTTATTTTAAACAAAATTTCATGAGGTAACTCGGATTCTAACGAATCAATTCTACTATCAACTTGATTCCAAAAAGATACACCATCATAAGTTCTTTTGTAGGTAGCGACCTTAAAGTTTTTAGTTTTATTCATAGTATATATTAGAGTTCCTGATTGTGTGTAATCATAGAATGTGGATGAATCGTGATCAGATGCTGTACACCACTTAGTTCCCGCACCATATTTCCTAGATGACAAATGGGATAAAGGTCTAACAATTAACCATTCATCATCTTCATAATCCTTAATAACGTATTCCATAATTTCTTTATCTTCTTTTTCAAGATTAGCAATACTGACGTGGAACATAACATCTTCAATTGTTGTTATTTTGGAGATATCCGTTCTAATTTTATTATTTTCACAATATTCCATAAATTTCATGAGGTTTTTAGACTCTCTCCATCCCAAAAGCTCTACAATACCACGTAACATAAAAAATAAGTAAATCGGATTTTCATTTTTAAGTTTTATAATGTGGTCTTGAGGTATTGATAACAATGAAGTAATTTCAAACAATAACTCATTATTGTTACTCAACAAATTGTCATTATTTTTTGATTCCAAAAGTTTAACAATCATTTCAACATATTTTGACTTACCACTAATATCAAGTGTTCTAACCATATCACCTAAAGTCCCATTTAGGTAATCTTTTTGATCTAATAATGTTCTAAATTTTCCCATGTTTCAATCATAAAAAAGGAAAATTGAACTATCAAATTATTTTTGTTAAAAAAAAATTTCATAATTATATGACTATTTATAAATAAAGATGATTTATGGGTAAACTTATCATATCTGAAAATGAATTAAGACATATTAAAAACTTATATAACGGATTGTTATTTGAACAAGCCGAAAATGATGGTAGATTAAGGATTGATTTCGGTGCTGATTTCCAACAAGGAAAATATGACGTTAAAAGTTTGAATGTAACGGAAGTTTATAAAAAATTGGAACCACTGAAAAAATTCTTTTCAGATAATGAAGGTGGTGATATCAAGTTATATATTGAATCAAGTGAGTCTAACTCCACACCACCGCCTGGAATGAAGGATGGTGATTTATCTAAATATAGATTACAAACAATTAAATCAGTTATTGAAGGTTGGTTAAATAAATCAATTCCTGATTGGAAGAATAATGCAACCATTGAAGAATATGTTGTAAAACCTGAAGAACGACAAGAAAAATATACAAGAGGTGTTGATAAAGCAACTGACCCTAAATACTTGGCGGACCAATATGTTTATATGGAAGTTGGTGTTGATAAAACACTAAAACCATTACAATCTAAAACACCTAGACTAACAACAAAGGGTCGTAACTACATTCCGCCAGGAACAAAAATTGAAAATTTTGGTGAAGATATTATCACCTTGGAATGTAACAATACTTATGAAGTGACTGGTAAAGGTGCTCAAGTTGGAGACCCACCATTTATCGGATTCCAAAGAAAAATCAATGTTCGTGATTATGATAGCCTAACAGTATCTTTCAATTCATTAAGAATACCAGATAGATTTATTATTACCGATTTATTTAATAACGTATTATTAGACACTGGTTTTATTGGAAGTCCTAACAATCAAGAAGTTTTTCAGTTTCATAACTTACTAATAAAACATCCTAATCAAACAGCGTTTAAAGGAGTTAATTTTGGAAATTTGAAACCTGTAAAAGATTTAGGAAGTCTTCCGAAGTTCTTTAGTTATGTGAATACTATGAGTAAAGGATCGGTAAAATTTGATACTAATTATGAAGACCATGTGACTAGTTTTAATATAAGCAGTCTTAAAAACGTTAGTACTATTATTTTAACGTCATACTCACCATTAAAAAACACATTATTTACCCTAAAATTTAATTGTCAAAAAAAATGAAAATAATTATAACAGAAAATCAGTATAACAGAATTCAAATAATTACTGAAGGAAAAAATATTAAAGAATTTATTCAAAACTTGAGAAGTTTTGATGATGTATTTCTTAATAAAGTTAAAGAAATATTAGTTAAATCAAACTTTTCTATGGAAGGTTTAAAGTCAATGTTTCCAAATATATTAACACCAGAGGTAATTAATATATTAAATAATATATCAGTAAGTGAATTTTTTAGGTATATTAAAGCGTTTTATAATGTTTTAGTGAAAAATAAATATAAATTATCTGAACAAGACAATACAGAAGACATTGAAAAGGTAATTGTAGATGCAATAAAAGTTTACAAAAGTAAGAAAACTTTGGATAAAAATGTGTTGAAAACTAACTTACGAGCGTATTATAAAAGTGATGAGTCTGAAACTCAAATAGTTCTTAGTCTCCTTCTTGGTATCTTAGGGGGTATGGGAGTTGCCGGAGCCCTTGGTGCAGGTGTTATAGTTGTTGTTTTAACTACACTTGCGGTATATGTTGTTTGGTGGTTAATTCAATGGGGTGGTGACCTAATTAGGTATTTCAAAACTAACGCAGATATAAGAAAAAATTTAGCATCTTTAGAAACTCAACTTAGTGCCGTACAATCTCAATCATCTCTGGCTAACACATCAAAAACCCCTAAGTAATTAAATTTCCTTATCTTCAACCTTCTCACCATCGATGAGTTTGGAAATTCTATTTTTGGCTTTATCACCTAATGGGATTGCATTACCCTCTTCATCAATACGAACGAATTTTATATTTGTTTTCAATATAATCTTTTGTTCTCCGGTATATACGTTATGGTTTCTAGCTTCCAAATATAGAGTGATAGAACTACTTCCGTGTCTTACAGGTGATCCATATATTTTCAATAATTGACCTTCTTTTGCAGGTCTTTCAAAGAAACATTTATCAATACTTACAGTAACCAATCTTGGTGTGTCACATAGTTGCATAGCATACCCCGCAGCACTTTCATCAATCATTGATAATAAAGTACCACCGAACAATGCTCCATGAACACCTAAGTCTTGTTTTTTAATAATGTGCGTCGAAATGAGATCCATAAGATCAATAATAAACTAACAATCACAATTTGGAAATACGTGTTGCTAGTTTTTTTATCACCTCAGCAACCGTAGCCGTTACACCAATGGCAATCAACCTTTTAACCATTTTATCCAAATCAACATCTTCAAAATTACCACTAACAAAAACATTTTTCATAATTGGTATTAAAGGTAACATCAAAGCATAATTCGCCATTGATGCAACACCGGTTAAACTAATACCAAAATAGTCCAATAGTTTTTTATATGCTTTTTTGAATTCTTTCGTTTTTTTAACCACCATAGAGTAGGTTTCATATAAACCTTCTTCTTTAATTTTATCAATCAACATAGTAATGTCGGATTTTTTTTCAAAGAATACTGTCATTACCGCAGAGACCGCAATTAAGGTTACCTCCGTTGGAGATAGATCAACAACATTTAGATTTATCCAATCTTCAATAGGTTTAATCAACGCACCAATCCCAATTCCCCAAGTTAATAGGAATTTCAAATTAAGACCTAAATGTTCCTTAATTTTTTGATATAGGTCTTTGGTATAACTTTTAATGTCTTCAACCACCTTCTCACTCTCTTTTTCTGCAGATTCAAGAATAACTTGTTTAATATCGGATTCTGTGATAGTTACTTTCATAACATATAAATACATCAACATATTTATTAGTTATGGAAAAATATGTAAAACCAAAATTGGAAGTTGGGGATAGAGTGATATTACTTTATATGGAAGATAAACATGCGAGTGTTAGAATTGGTAGTAAAGGTACTGTGACGAATGTTACTGAAGTGTTTGGAGAACCTTTATATTCTGTAGATTGGGACAATGGTAGTAAATTGGCAATAGTACCATCTGTTGATATCTACATGAAAGATACTAAAGATAATAATGTCCAAGAATCAATTATCAATGTAAAAACAGATAAAGAAAAAATTGTCCCCTCTTTGAATAACATCTTTAAAGATAAAGTTTTCACTGTGGATGGTGATGAACTAATTAGTGGGTTGGAAGTTGTTGTAAAATATAAAGTTCATTTCATAGGTTTTAAGCCGATGATTAGTGTTGGTGAGTGGTATGATTATTTAATGTGTGATGTTAAGATTAAAGTTGAGGGTCCAACTCAGGAATTAGTAGATCTTATAACAAATATACTTACATCCGATGACCAATATCATGTAGGGTTTAAATTCAAAAAATTTATATCTCAAACACAAATAGCGAAAAAAACAAAATATTTTGGGTTTGATAGGGTTTTGGTAAATAATGTTGTGGCAGATCAAGGTACACTTAAAGAACAATTTGATTTTAAAACATTGACAAAACACAAAAAAATATTTGACGCCATGAACTTAAAAGTTGTTATGAGATTTTTATTGGAACTACAAAAAAGTGGCTTAATAAACATGTTAGGTGCTGCACCTTATCTTATGTTAGGTAAAGAAGGAATGATAAAAGAACTTAATTATCATAAAGATGGTACTGAAGGTTTTGAAGACCTTATTGAATCTGCTGATGATTGCCGAAATGAGATTATCGCAGGAGCAATGAAAATCTTGGAAGATGAGGGAAAAGAGATTACAATATCAAATATTCAAAGTAAAATTAAAACCATTTCAAGATCAATTATGGAGTTATATACTAGTAATTATAAACTTATGTCATCTAAATAATATTTATAAACAAAAAAGATATGAACGGATTTTTTGCATCAGGACAAATGTCCTCAGAAGAGAAACAAAATATATTGAACCAACACAAAACAATATATGATGGTTATGTTACAAGACATAATCAAAACTTAAACCCACAACCATTATATGTTCAAGACTTTGCAAATGACAAAGAAGGTTTGGTTGTTAATAACAAAGGTGATGTTAACACATATACCAATGTTGGGATCAATGAAAGTACTGATGAAATGAAGGAAGATCTTGGAATTGAAAACTTGAAATTAGGAAAAAAATATAAAATTAAAGCACCATCATATTATGAAGATGATGTTGAATTTACTGGTGAAACACCATTTGAAGACAAAGATAAATCAATGTATTCCTTCAGAGGTCCAAAATCATCACATAGTATGGGAAAAAAAGGTGTTGAAGATTATATTTTTGATCCTGAAGAAGAAAAGTTTGATTTGGAAGAAGGTCAAATGTGTAATGAGTGCGGAATGTATGAAGAAACTTGTGAATGTTGGACAAATGAAATGGATGAGGATCTTAAAGAATCATTCAATGACCAAAGAAACCAAATAACAGAAATGTTCAACAGATTCAAAAACTATAATTGATGGAAATTAGAGAGATAGTTGAATATTCAATCGGAGAATCAATGGTCGAAGTTCATTATAGAACCATAGACGATTCTGATGATGTTATTCGTATTAGCGAATTTGAATTAGATATTATTGACGATTATGGGTATGATGTAATTTCATACCCATTAGATTTTTTGGATGAGGAAGAATTCTTTGAAGATGACGAAGAAGAAATTGATGAAGTTGAACTTATCTCTTTTATGAATGAATATTTTTTGATCAATCCGGATAAATTACCAAAACCAGAAAATTACTGAAGTGAAATTAGACGTTGATCGTATCATAGATCTTATTGATCAAATCACCGAAACTCCAAAAGAAGAAATGGGAGAACAAGAAGTAGGTGGTGCTACATCCTCACCATCAGGTGGTGGAAAGGGATATCCTGCCGTAACAAAATGGGAAACGGGTATTGTAAGAGGTGTTGCCAACCCTGTTAAACTTGGCAAATGGAAAGATTTATATACCACACAAAGAGGTAAAGCTAATACTTTACTTTAAGTAGTTATCGATATAGTTTCCAATATTCTGTTTACATTTCTCTTTCCACGAATCCCATATAGGATCTTTAAAATTGAACATATCAGATATTTTACGTACTTCATAGTCTGATATTAATTTACATTCAGGGTATGAAGTTTTGTCTGACATATAATATAGATGGATACCCTCAATAAATTCGTAATCAATAATTGTTTTTTGTTCGTTAGAATCAATAATGTGAACAATCTCGTTAATACTGTATTTCATATCTTAATATTTTAATCGCTAAGTTAAAGTAGTTTTTTAGAATTACCAAACTATTTATCAAAAAAAAGTATGACTGACAAAAATATTTCAATAATAGATCGAATAAGAACTATTATGGTGTATAATTCTTCATATGATAATACAATTCTTGAACAAAACGCTACAGTTACTACACCTGGAATACAAGATATTTACCATCCGATGAATTTTGTTAAAATGGGTGAAGACGAATCGGTTAAATATCCGAATTATTGTAGACACCCAGAAAAAACAATATTACCAACTAAAAATGCGGAAGGTGCTGAAGGTGTTAATGCTTTAATACCCGGGTATTGTTATTATAAACAACCTTCAAAAGAATATGGGAAAACAAGTGGTATATTTATCCCTAAAGATTCTGTTATTAACTTTTGGACTATAGGTTCATTAAATCGTGTAATAAATAATAACTATAAGAAACACTACACTGAGGATAAAAACACCATTATAAAGAATATTAGTGATATACTACCGATAGATACTGTTTCATCTTTTTATATAGGTGACAATCGTTATTATACTATTATTGAGCGTGAAAAACCTGGTGATAAATGGATATTTAAAGGTTTTTTTAGAGAGGGTGATCGTCAACCATACTCACAACCATCTTGGGTTGATATTAGAACAAATTATCAAAAATTTGTAGACCAATATGGTTTAGCCATACAAATAACCGCAGCGTTAGGTACCGCAATTGCTGGAGCTATGACAGGTGGGGCACTTTGGGTGTTATATGGCGAGATTGTTTTAGAGGGTGTTTTGGGAACGATGGTAGGATTAAGAGAATTAGAACGAGGTGAGAACGTGTCCGCGGCAATGTCGTTTATCACAGGGTTTTTACCTGTATTAAAAACGGTTGATTGGATGAGGGGTGTTAGTTCAACAACACTTAAAGGACTCTCTAAAAAATTTGCAGAAGCCGGATTAACAACATCATCATCTGTGGATAATTATGTACAATTTTATGATAAGTTAAGTGAAACTGAAAAATACGCATTAAGTAAAATTTTAACACAAGATGAAGTTTCTTTTAATAAAATTTTAAATCAATTGAAAAAAATTCAAGAGGAGTTACCAAAATTATTTGAACAAGGGTTCATTAATATGGTTAGAGAAAACCCTAACCTATTAAAAAGTGTGTCTTTTTTTGATAAGTTGTGGGCGAGAGAGCTATCCGCAAACGCGGTTGTCTTATTAGTTGGTGCTGTAACCAATATAGTATGGGGAAAGCGATTAAATGATAAAGAGATGGAAACTTTAGGGGGTATTTATCTTCAAATACCATTTTATTCATTAAAGAAAGAATTTGTTTTTAATATGATAAGTAACTCGGATAAAATTGGTAATATATTAAACAGTTCCGAGTATCAGAAAGCACTTAATTTATTAGACATAGATAAGACAAAAAAGAACGTTAGAAATTATTTGGATTACCTTTCACAGCAAGGAGTCGAAAAGTCGGGTGGTAAATACACACAGTTACCTGACGATAATGTGGGTAAGGTAGAAAGTGAAAAATTGACCGATCAAGAGGAAAAAGATGCTAGAGAACAGGGTTGGTTACCGTACAGTGAATATGAAGGGACTCCTGAAAATTCTTCAAAAGATGTGGATATAAGAGTAATTAATGGGTCTATTTGGTATAAATCAAAAGAATAAAGTATTTATTATTATGAAAAAAGAAATTTTATTAGAGATAAATAGAGTCCATGAAATTATGGGTATTAAGACTAAAGAATTATTATCTGAGGGGCCTATTTTAAGAAGATTGACTAAATATTTTGATGATTTATTTCAAGATGCTGATGCGATAAAACCAATAATTAACGATCCGGGTTTCTTTAGTATTAATGGAGTTAGAGTTTCTGATGGAGAATTTGGATATATTAAAGCGTTGATTAATAACCCTAATTTGATGGATGTTGTGGTTAATGACGTTAATGACGTTGTCGGACAAAAAGCACTAAAAACTTTAGGAAGAATTATAAGTAAAGACACTAATAAAGTTGAGGAGCTCTATTACGATATTTTCAATGACTTATTCAGTCAAAGAAATATAACAGAAAACGAATTCTATAAAGGAGTAAATGAATTAATAAAAAGAGGGTCATCAAGTATTGATGATGAGCTTGAAAAGTTATTTCCAAAGGATCCGTTTACTCAATCATTGTTTCGTCCAACATTTGAGGCCAAATCAAATTTATATAAAAAAGGTGAGTTAAAACCTAAACTACCTAAAGGGATCGATCCTACAACCAATAAACCGTGGGAGAGTCCTGAATATGTTAGTGACTATATGGCACCCGAATTAAATAGAATTTCAAAATTATATGCCTCAGCTAAAGATACTTCTGTTGTTAGATTTTTTAGGCAGACGGAACCATTTTGGTCTATGTATTTTAGAAAATGGTGGATAGGAGTATTCCAAGCACAAAATACAAATATCTTAAAAGCAAAACAATTATTAAATGATGCGGTAACAAAAATAAAAGCAAATCAAGACGCCACAAGAGAATTAGAACAAGCATTAATTCAAATATTGTTAGTTAGAAAAAACATTGACTTTGATTTAACCACAATTATAAATAAATTCTTAAAAGATAATCCTGACATCTCCAAAGAGAACTTAGAAATATTTTTAAATAGTAAAGTTGTTGGTAATAAAAAGGTTAGTGACTTACTTGACGCGTTAAATGTTAGTTCTAGAGAAGCGGCGTCTAAAGCTACCGGAACAACATTTAAAGCGTATAAGGAATTAATACCATTTCTTGGGTGGGATAAATCATCGGGACTTGTTGATAATGTTATTAATACCTTTAAAGTTCCAGCGACAAGGTGGATAAATATGGCGACATTTAAAGGTCCAACCACGATGTTTGAAAAAATTGTCAATTCATCGTTACGTGGAAGAAATAGGGAACTTTCCGCTAAAGTTATAGAAAAGGCGTTAATATATTATTTATTAGTGCCGGGACTTATAAGTTTTTGGAAAACCTATGCTGAAAAACAAGTTCCAAACGCAGCACAATTCACATTATTGAAAAGGTTTAATGATTTTTGTAAAAATTCAGTTCCAAAAGTGGATAAACTTAAAAATGATGAAACTATCAAAAAATGGTGTAAAGGTATTGAAAAAGACTTATCAGAAATTGAATTTGTAACTAGCGAGGATTATATAAATAATTACCTTAATGTTTTCCCAAAAGATTTTACTGACCATCTTCTTTATGGTGCTACTGGTTCAAAAATTGACGATATTTGGTCTGTTATCGGTGCACCTACATGGTGGGATGAAATTATTAAGTATGGATGGGATAAATGGCAAAGTAGTATTTTTCCCGCAACAGGAAAACCTGGTGAATCAAAAGCTATAGAATATCTAAAGACTCTTAAAGAAAAATATAGGAAAGAACTAATATCACTTGGGATTGACCCTGAAGCTTCTGCGGATGAAATATTAAAACAACTTGAAAAATTGGGTGATGTTGCTAAAGAAAAAACAGACGATGTTAAGAAAGCTGCCGATTCTTTAAAGACTAAAATACCACAAGAATTGGATGATAATATGAAAAAATTAGAAATACAAAAGAACTTTTTAGGTGTTGATAGTCTTAGTAAATATCAACCATTATTAGACAATAATTTTGGTTTTAAAGGTGTTGAGTATAAAGATGGTAATCAATATATACTTAAATTTAAGGACCCTAAATACGGAGAGCTACCAATATTTAGAGACCCTAATGATCCTCAAAACAAAGGATGGTATTTCAAAGAAGGAAATAAAAAGGTGTATTTAAAAAATTAAAAAAATGAAAATATTAGAACAGATATTACCAGGAACTACCCCTGAAGAAACAACTCCTGTAACACCAAGAAAAAAACCAAAACCGGCAACTCCTGCACCTTCTAGACCTACACAACCAAACACCCCTGCAAGAACCGGTCAAAAAACACCGGCAACCCAAACAGAGAAAAAATCTTATTGGAAAAGAAATCCCGGATTAAACCCTTATCAGATTAAGAAACTTCAAGATTTATTATTTCAAGAAGAAAGTGATTATAATGGACCATCAAAAAATAATCCATCAGTTACGACAGAAGTTGGTGTTGAAAATTATGGTGAATGGCCTAACGCAATTGAAAAAATAAATAGAAAAACTAACAAAAAAGAATGGAAATATCCAATAGTGTCAAGATGGTTTGAACTCAGGTATAAAAATAATATTGAAAAATTATTACTTGATTTGAATCAAAGAGATATTAAAACGATTGGTCAGGAAGTTGTGTCAACAAATATAAAAGAAAATACTAAAAAAATAACCAAAGGTGATTACGGTGACGGTATTGATTTGTTACAAACTTTTTTAGTTAGAAGAGGTCTTCTGGCTTATGATTATTATCAGGAGGGAACCGTTGATTTGGCAACGTATCAAGCAGTAGCTAGATTGATGTCAGGAAGTCGTCAAATTTATGTGTTTGAACCGGGTGAAGAACCAACTTACAAACAAATTTTTGAAAAACTACAGAAACCCACTCAACAGGAAACCCCTACACAACAGCGGACCACAAATCAACTTGTTGCGGGAGAAAAGAAATCAATCAATCCGAACCAACCATCTACAGGTGAAAAACAATCATCAGGTACTGAACAATCAAAGAAATCTGAAGAGAAAAAAGCCGAAACTCCTACAGTTACTACAAAATATAAACATAACATCCCAATGAGTGAAACACCTATTGATCGTCGTTCTTGTTCAGAAGCCTTAAAAAGATATGATGAGAGAGGTAATGAAAAGAAGGATAGTGGTAGTGATTATAAAAATACTAAAGTGGCGAATAAAGAGTTTACTCAATATGAAATTGATAAGGTACATATTTATAGATGTATTAAATCTAATAAGAAACCATTTAGAGGACTTACGGGACAAGAACCTAACAAACAAATTTCTGATATGTTAACAAGAGTCCAAAGTCCATATACAATGTCAGATAGATTTGATGTGATTACATTAAATGAAAATAAAACCAAACCAATGAAGGGTGTTATTAAAGAATCTTTGATCAAATTCAAAATGAAGAAACAAGATCTTTTGATTGAAACCAATTTGGTTAAAAATAGATTATCGGTTATTCAAACAAGTAACATTTCTTCTGATAAGAATTTTGAGATGTTTTTAGCAAAAGTAATTGCCGAAATGAGAATTATGGAAACCAAAGGATTTTCAAAAACATCATTGAATGAAGGATTGTTTGATTTTATATCAGGATCGTTTGGACCTTCAGTTACAAGTGGTGTGGTTGGAACCTTCTCTGAAAGATTTACAAAATATTTTTTAGGTAAGTTAGGTTTAACAATGGACTCTAAGTTTGGAAATATTGTAATTACGGCAATTGGAAATTCTGTTGAACGAGGTGAGTTCTTATCGTTGTTCTCAGATTGTAGAAAGATGGCCGATCTTATTGCGGATTCAATTGTTGAAGGTTATTTCAAAAAGAAATTAGAAAGATCGTCATTTGGAAATATTGTTGGTGGTGTATTATCGGATGCTGTTAGAAACACGGTTGCAGATGCTTTATTACAAAGTGACATTGCAAATAACCTAACGTCAAAAATAACCGGACCAATATGTAATATAATGTCATCAGTTCAGAACAAATCGAATGAACTTGAAACAAAGTTAAGAAATAAAATTGTCAGTTGACGATTAAACCATCACGGATGGCTCCGTTGATATAAATCCGTTAATTAGAGAGGGGGGTTTATCATCTCGGAAAAGGGGACTTCGGTCCCCTTTCTCCGTTAATAGGATTTCATATAATCCAAATAAATCTCGGTAAGTTCTGAATTAAAAACCGATGAAATAACATTTGGTGTGTATGGTTTTGATTTCATTTTCATTCCGGCTTCTTCTGGTGTTTTATCACCCTTCTTCAAGTTACAAGGAAGACATGCGGTTACCAAATTCTCCCAAGAGTTTTTTCCACCTCTACTTCTCGGTAAGATATGGTCAATCGTAAGTCTTTTTGTGTTACCACAATAGACACAAGAGTTATTGTCTCTTTTGAACAATCTCTTTCTGTTTAACTTAACTGATCCTTTTCTGTAGTTTATGTATCTCAGAAGACGAATGATTACAGGTCTTGCAAATTTTTTGAAACCTGACACAATAGGATCAGTAGATTCTCTTAGGATTTCTGCTTTTCCACGAAATACCAATCCCACCCCTTTTTGTAAGGTAGTGACATTAAGTGGAGTGAAGTCCGCATTTAATACTAATACTGATTCCATAATTTTTTATTTTATGTTTCAAATTTAAGATCAAATGTTTGAAAAAACAAGATCATTCATAAATATTGTTGATTATCTCGTATTTATGATTTATGTTTGAAGAAAAAGTTAAATTATGTCGTACGTTATTGTAAAGTATATCAAGAGTAATGATGGTATTGAGTTACCTGTAATTTTGGTTGATTCTCATTCTGAGATCTTAGAATTTGATAATGATGTTGATGCTGAGAATTATAGACTATTGTTTCAGAACAACTCAGACTCAGGTTACAAATATGAAATAAAAAAATTGTAATTAGGTATTGTGCGTTTGAAAACTTTGATGTACCTTTGTCATACTAAACAAACGTTATGACAATTGAAACATTAAACCTAACCCAACTTGAGGAAAAAGTACTTGATGCTTTCATCGCACAATTGTATTCCAATATTGGTGTCTCAGATGTCCAAGAAAAAGATTTAGTTAAGGTAACAAAATTATCTGAAATCATTGTTCGTGGAATGTTATTGGCTCTAATGCAAAAAGGTATTGTCCGAGTAGAGAACCACAAAGAAAACACGATTATTTTTCTTTGTGAAGAGTATTGGGATTTACACCCACGTTGGTCAGTTGAGAAGGAGTGGTCAAAATGAGAAAGACCATCAAAGTCCGATTTAACTTAAGTCCTGGAAAGAACTTTATGAAGTGGAAGGTTGAACACCCAAATGGTATGGTGGAATATCTCAGTCCTGATGATGTTCAACTTGTGATGAGTGGATGTGTTCTCAAAAACCACAAAAAGACGGCTACAAAGATTTTTGAAGGATCCCATAAAACGGTATGTGCTTGGATTTTGTGTGATGAGATAACAGTATTACCTGAAACAAAAATCATGGACAATATCCAACAAGTTAAGTATAACCCAAGAGTACAACCAAATTGGGTTATTGATGGTGAAATTGCTGATAATAGTCGGGTTGAAAAATTACACACTTTAGGTAAAGGAGTTTTTGTTTCAAAATAATTTGACTTATTGAATATTTATTTCTACCTTTGTAGTGTTGTTAAAGAAATGGTCCCATCGTTCAATGGAAGGACATAACTCTTCTAAAGTTAGTATAGTGGTTCGAATCCACTTGGGACTACCAAAATTTTGAGATGACCGCGTTTACGTAACCCGCGACACGGGGTTTTAATTGGAACGTAGCTCAGGGGTAAGAGCAGATGTCTTATACACATCAGGTCATGGGTTCGATTCCCATCGTTCCAACAAATTTGGGGTTCTTATTTCAGCAGGTAGAAAATCACGCTCATAACGTGACAGTCGTAGGTTCGAGTCCTACAGGGCCCACAAAAATGCTTGAGTGGTGAAATTGGTAGACACGAAGGACTTAAAATCCTTTGGATGGTAACATCCGTGCCGGTTCAAGTCCGGCCTCTAGTACAAACTTAAAATTATTTTTTTATGAGCATAAACATTAACTATGATGACTCGGTATTAACGAGTAAAAATGAAACATTCTTTGGTGAATACCAAGATTACAAAATTTCTATTGACGCACATTGGAATGATTGGGATAATTGGATTGTGGATTCAGTAAATTTTGAGGATGATGTTCCTGAAGATTTTGATCAGGACGCTGCGATTGCTGAAATTGAGGAAGAATTTTTAAATAATATGTTCTAATATGGCTTACTTTACTACTGAAGTTGATGTTTATCCAAGTGAGTATTTTCGTGAAATGGATGATTCTGAACGAGAAGAAATGTTGGAATTGTTATTGGATTGGCAAAATAAACAAAATGGTAAAGGTCCCCAATCAGAACCTCGAGGTCTTTTTTATTTAGAATTCAGTGAAGCGATTGATAAGATTAAATCCAACTATCTAACATTGACAAATGAAGAAACGGAACTGATCATCAGTATTTCAAAAAGTTTTTAAGATATAACCCCGATCACAAGTCGGGGTTTTTTTATTTATCCTAATATTTATAAATAAAAATCAAATGAATAAAAAAGTAATAAGACTAACCGAATCAGATTTAGTTCGTTTGGTTAAAAAAGTTATTAGTGAACAAGCTAAACCACTTACAAAACAAGACCCCCCTATTGGTAAAACAGTAAACCTTTATTCGGATAATCAACAGAAGAAATTTTTAACAACCGCAACAATCAATAGTATCACCAAGGGAAAAAGCAACGATATTGAGATTGTTGTATCATCAAAAAAAATCGGAGGGCTTTATTCGGGTAAGGCCTCACTAATATTTAGTTGTTTAAACCCAATAGGTAGGTTCACATTCCAAGGTGCAAATCCACCATATGTTTATAATAAACAATTAGGAATGGTGATGAGTAACTTATATTGTCAAGAAGGTTCTGGAGGTAAACAAGTACCTAGAGCGGATTTTGGATCCACCGATAATAATACCGGTGCTGATTTTGCATAATTAACGATAATATATATTAAAACACCCCGATCACAAGTCGGGGTTTTTTATTAGTTTGAAGTATTTATTAGTATGGTTTTAACTGAAGGAAGAAAAGAAAACGTATATGAGAAATACAAGAAACTAATTGACAATCAACGTAAATTAGTTTCAGATGTCCAACCATTATCATATTATGATGTATTGGTTAATGACGATTTTATGAAACAAACCAATTACAAGTATTTAGAACCATTGGTTAACCAATATTTTAATTATGATAGGACTGGTTTGGATGTTGATGAGATTGAACCCCTTCGTAGAGATATTGCGTTACGTCATCTTAGAGAAATGATGGATATGTACGAAGACATTGTTCAAAAAGTATGGTTTTTTGATAACAACAAATCAAAATATGATAAGAAGGATTTGAATGATTATGTTGGGGATACATTTGATTCTCAGTTTTTAGATTTCACGGATAAGTTAATGCAAGAAAAAACTAACAAACAATTAAAAAATGAAATCAAAGGTAATACCAAAAGAATTTTTGAAAATGACAAGGTTTTAATTGTTAGACCAATGTCGTTTGAATCTTCTTGTTATTATGGTGCGGGTACAAAGTGGTGCACAACTTCAAAAGATAATCCGAGTTACTATGAGAATTATAGTTCAAAAGGTGGATTGTATTATATTATCTTAAAGAATGTTCCACCTGAAAACCAGTTTTATAAGATTGCATTACACCTCAAATATGGAACAAGAGATGTTACTCAAGGTGAATGGTATGATTCAAAAGATGATTTATTAACACCTGGTGAATTGAGAATGTTTATGACATTTGTTCCCGATGAGGCGTTTAGAAAGATTGAGGAAGACAATAGACTTGACGTTAATCAGTTGATTGAAATGACAACAACTAAATTTTTCAACCAAGCCCAAAATCGTATGTGGTATACACTCTTTGGTTTTACTATGGATAAATACAAGTTGAAATACCAATTAAGTTTACAATTAATTGATAAATTTGACGATAACAGAATGGGATTTTTTTATTCTATGAATCTAAGAAAAATTTTATTTAATGACAAACACGAAGTTGATATCCCGTTTTCTAAAAGAACTGAATTTCCATATTCAGATGGTCATGCAACTTTAAGTGTTATACCATCGCCCTCAGAAAAGACAATAGGTATTAGTATGGATTTTGAAATGGATGAAGGTATGAAAATGTTTGATTCTGTCAGAAGATTTATTCTCGTTGAAGATTTTAATATTGAACGAATTGAAGGTTTTATTAATAATATTATAAGTGATTTATATAATAATTGGGCTAATACGGTATATGACGATAATGTTGAGGTATTGAAAAAGTTTGGTTATAAGGAAAAATTCTTGGGCAAATATACATTTGAAAGAAGTAAGAACCTTATGGATTTGTATAAGTACATGGATTCATTACCTGAAGGAACTGTTGGTACAAGAGCAGACTTCTTAGTAAAGACAGGAAGATTGGTTAAAAAGGACGGTGAATATTTTATCCCTGGTGGTGGTTGGCCGATAACCCTTAGAGGTTATATGTCTGAATTCTTTTCGGCTGTAAGGGCGGCAAAGATTTTGGACCCCAATAAAAGAGGTTTGGTTAAAGGAATTAACTACGAAAAGTATAAAGAAAAACTTTTCAAGAGTAAAAAGTGAAAAAATTTGAATTTTTATATATAAAAGAAAACGATGAGAAATCTGAGACAAAGTATTAGAACAATTATAAGAGAGTTTTCAAATGAGAAAATAACTAGTGATACTGATTTAATTTTATACCACGGTTCAAATAATCATAAAATCTACGATAAATTTTTTGATAATCAATTTTATACTGTTAATGATTATATAGCTTCAAACTACGCCTATAACTTTGGTGGTCTAATGTATGAGGTTAAAGTGAGTAATTTGAACCCATTTGAACTTAAAGGTTATCATAGGTTTAGAGAAAGTGAAAAATATGATGAAATGGTTGATTTATTGAAAACCTTGTATGACGATGATGTTGCAACTCAATATGAAAATTATTACTTTACACCAAGTCCATCTTCCACATTTTATAACTATGGATGGGAACCAATGATTGACTGGTGTAAAAAAAATGGTTATGATTCACTTAAATTCTATGACGAATCTTTTGATACATTTGTTCAGGATATAACATATTTGATATTTGATGGTGACAAACCAAAAATACTAAGTGTATATGAGGTTGAAGATGCCGTTGAATCTAGATTCAGTAAAAATTTTAAAAAAATAAAATAAAACAACTTTTTTTGAAAAAAAAATTTGGTGGATTAAATTTTAGTAGTATCTTTGTGGTGTGATAAACAAAACAGGTTATGAGTGAATTTAGAACAACAGGAAACAAAGGGTTCCAAATGAAATTTGAAAACGGATGGACAATTAGTGTTCAATTCGGATACGGTAACTACTGCGATAACTATCAACATCCTGATGGTTTCGACTTCGCTAAGGGTCTAAATGTCGTGCAAAGTAGTGATGCAGAGATTGCTATTTGGCCGACAGAAGGTGATTGGTACACATTTGAAAATGGAGACACAGTATTGGGTTACCAAACACCAGATCAAGTAGCATAATGGATCACTAAAGTAGTATCATTTGAAGGGAATAAGATATGAAATACCCTATAACCGATACTTTGTTAACTGATACGATTAACAAGTAAAACAAAAATAGTCAGGTGGCGGAATTGGTAGACGCAGGAGCCCGCAAAGTTCCACGTAAGATGTAGCGAAAGCTTTGACCATCTCATACAGGTTCGAATCCTGTCCTGACTACAAATTATTAAAGTAAAACCAAATTCTTAAAAATCAAATGAACCTATCGTTAGACTCAAATAATACATTCACTATCAAAGGTAGTAATGAAGTAACTATCAATAATTCCATCGAAATACTTGGAACTGATACAGAACTTTCAGTAAAAGTTGTTGCTGATTTTAGTAATGTCCCAACACACTTACATGGTATTTACCTACAATCATTTCAGTACCAGTATGATAAAGACGTGAGGGTTTGGAATAATATCTCTACACCAACTAAAGTTGAACCAAAAAAATCTTTTTTAGGTAAAATCTTATCAATTATTAAATAAAGTTAAAACAGTCAGGTGGCGGAATGGTAGACG